GTCTGCTTTAACCAGAGCGCCAGTTACGTCTGCGATCTGAGTTGCGTTTGCGCCTGCGTCCATAGCTGCAACGATCAGTGCGTCGGTCTGACGACCCAGAGCAGCAGCAGCCGAGGTGGCAACAGCTTGACGCTCGTTGATGTTGATCTTCAACTCGTCCAGCTTGTCGATGTATTCGGCTGCATAGTAGTCAGCCATGGTGACTTCGACGTAGGTGTGCGCCAGTTCCATCGGCGTTACGTTGCCGTTGCGGGTTTTGGTCGATGCCGAGCCTGCGCCGATCTTCTGGAAGCGTGCAGTCGAGCCAGTCACGTTGCTGGAACGAACAGTGTTACGCAGCTTCGAACCCATGCGCTGGTATGCCAGATGCACTTCGGTTTCGAACTGCTTAATAAATGCTTGATCGATAGTGTTTGCCATTGGGGCTATCCTTGATGAAGTTGCTGTCGGACGGGTATCCGTTACTTCACTTCAGCGAGGGTGTCCTTCCGGGCCTCTCAGTGCATCACGGGCCGTGATGGTCCTGAATCAATCTTATCATACCAGTAATTACAACGCACAAAATGAACTTGCCTCATGCCACGGTTATCTTCTTGGATAAACTGTGGCTCAAAACCAAGATGCACCAGCCAGTTATGGATGAATGTATTCTCATCCCACACGATAGCATCAAGCTGATCGTAGAATTGGTGATAGAAATTAATAACCTTGGGCGACATCCTTACCAGTCTGCGCCAATACTTCTTGATATCGCGCGAGAACATAACCCAGATCACACCTTCATATGCGCCAAGGGCCGCAACAGGGCGGCCCTCAACGGTTACTACATGCGATAGATCGTCGTTCAAAACATCATAGAGACTTGTCAGTGGGTCTTCTTCGTAGAGAACCTGAAACTCTCGAATGTTTTGCGGACTAAGGTTGTTGCAGAAAGGAATTACGTGCTTCTCTTCCATCTTGTGAAGTTCAAACACATCATACTTCAGCAGTGGTTTAGCCATAGAGTTTACGGAAGCCTTCTTCTACCTGCTTAATGAAGTTAGGGTCACGCTGCGCTGGGTTGTGGTAGCGCGGGTCTTGCATCATTTCTTGCAAGCTAGCTTCAGTAATGCGCCCTGCCGAAGAAGTATTCTCAGAGAACGAGCCATCCTTCATGGCGTCCATAATAACCTCAAGGGCCATGATTCCCTCTGCGCTTTCGCACATGCGCTCAATAGCGGGGGCTACTTCGCTTGGGAAAAACTTCTGGGCAAATGCGCTAGCAGCTTCAATGCGAGTATTGGCATTGTCGCCAAGGCGCTTAGCTTCAGCTTCAAGGTCAGGCATCTGCGCTTCGGTTGCGCGCATATACATCTCAATGCCTTGCTGAAACTCTTCTTGGCTGTAGCCGTTTTCAAAGGCGTGCTCTGACCACCAAGACATTAACTCGCTGTCATTGACAGATTCTGGGTCAACAAAGTCAGGAATCTTATACTCGCCTGCACTGGCAGGACGATCACCATAAGCCTCTTGCTGAAGTTCCTCGAGAATGCTCTTGCGCAGGTCTTCTTCTTTGGTGCCCAGCTTTGACTCAAGTTCTTTGTATGCCTTGGCCAAGTCTTCTGGTGTTTTGTATTTCTCCGGTAGCCACTCCGGTCGGTCTGTGGGGGAGGAAATTGAACCTTCCGAAGTGGCTTCCGTCGAATCAAGGGCGGATGCTGCTGCGCCCTGATCTTCTGTGCTCTCTGAGATAAGCGAATCGCTCATTGTTTGCTCCTGTGTGCATGTGCAATGCGCTGCTCAATCAGGCCAACAATGTAACGCTGGCCCTCATGGTGGCGCAATTCCTCCGATACCACATTAGGCCCATGCACCATTTCAATGGTGATAGAGCGCAAATAACGCAGAAACTCCTTCCCAGACGGACTGGAAAAGAGTTCTGCTGCAATCAAACTAATCTGTAGGTCGCGCTCTTTGGTGCGCTGGATACCGTCAATTCCGATGTTAATTCGGTTGCTCAACTGCCATACCTTGCTGTTGCTGCGCCATTTGCTGCGCTAATGCAGCTATTTGTTTACGCTGTTCTTCATCACGAATCAAGCGGTCTGGCACACCAAATTTCTTAGCAAGGTGAACAGCAACCTCTTCTCCATCGATCAGAAGCTGCAACATCTCGGGGCCGAACACCCCACCTACAAGTTCAAGGAAACGCGCTACACTCGAAATATCTTGGTTGGCTTGAGCCTGCGCCAATGGCGATGTGGGTTTAACTTTAACCTCACGGCCATTGATTGTCGGCAGTTCAATGCGCCCCTGCTTCTTGAGAATGTAGACTACACGCTGAAGAACAGGCTGCACTAACTCAGACTGTAGACGACCAAAGGCAGCGCCCATGCGGCGACTAAGATCAGCCATACGCTCAGCAACCTCAGTCGCAGTCGCTGGCGTCTTGTCCGGGTTGCCAAGCATATCATTGTATAGCGCCCTCTTAATGTTCAATCGCATGTCGCTAAGAACAAGTTGGGCTACATCAAAGCGACCAGCAGCATTGATTGGCTGCAATCCTTGGCTACCCATAGCCTTTGGAATGATAGAACCCGGAACCAATTGAATGGTGTCTGGATTAATTACGCCATCATCTTCCATCTGGTAGATGCCAGAGATTGCCATCTGCGCATTCTCTAGAATTAGTTCTACCGTCAGGTTGGTTGTCTTGATTGCAGATAGCGCATTCAGAAGCGGGCCACGGCCATAGACTTCCCCGGCACACTTAGTCCAGCGAAAGCAAACAAATGGATTAGAGCCAACGCCCTTCATCTCTTTGCTATGCAACAAGGTCTTGGTGCGCTGGCAAATAGCATAGTGATAGTATGCCTCTTCGTTGCGCTTAGAGTAATCGCGGCACACCACTTCCAGCACATCAGTCGTGTTATCGGTAGACATTAGCGCCATAACCTTTGGGTCAAACTTGCCCTTGGGATACATTAGCTGAAGGTGCTCAAACGGAACCTTCTTGCGCTCACGATACACATGGTCGATGCGATCATCAGGTCCGGTATCTAGGACCACATGCGGCAACGGGATTGCAGAGAAGACGACCGGGTTAAGCGAGTCGCCCTCTTCAACAGCAAGCACGCCAGTGCCAACGGCCAAGTCCATGAATGATTCATGCACTTCTTGGCCAAAGTTAGAGTTCTGAATTATCTCGAAGACATACTCGGTGACTTCATCTAATTCATTGTCAATGCGATCACGCTCTTCAGGCGGGACTTCACTGCCAGAAGTAAAGTCAGCCCAGCGTGCAAAGTTAGGAACAATGCCATGCTGCAAGCGGCTGGCAAATTCCTGAACACCTACAACGGCAGTCTCGTCAAAGATTTTATCATCCCTGCGCTGGCCCGCTGTTTCTGCGTAAAACGATTCGCGCTGAGGAAGTGCATACTCATAGCACTCCTCAAACAACGGAACCCAGTTCTCACGAAAAGATTTAGCCTTTTCGTATTTGGATAGATACTTCTTTGCGATGTCGTCCATTAGCCGAACCTACCAAGGAAACCCTCACCCGAGGCTTGAGCCATCATAAGATTGCGGCTTTTGCCACCGCCGCGCCGCCCTTTGCGCTGCTGACTTGCGCTCAAAGCGTCAGTAATGTCTTCGCGCTTAGCTTCTGCCCGCTCACGAATAGCAACCTGCTTTGCTTCTTCTGCTGCTGCGCGCTGTTGAGCAGCAGCTTCTGCCATTGCAGCTTTTTCATCGTCTCTTGAAAACCAGCGTCTGCACATAATCTATCTCCTTCTGCTTTGCTTTTCGAAACACAAAGGCTGCTGAATATCAACGCACAATCAGAGTCTAGCCCATAGCCCCTGCCTGCGCTGGCCCCTCTGCGGCTTCTTGTTGAACACATCGAAGTCACGCTTGGCTACTACAGGCTTGGCTGGTTTCTGACTATTCATCAGCGCCCGGCCTTCCCCAGCGCCAAGCATTAGGTATTGCAGAGCGTCGTGGATGTGACTGAACATGTTCTTGTCTGGCTTGTCGGCATAGCGTTCACCGCTTACCTCCATGCGCTTGTAGGCATACCCACCCTCGAAGCCTTTGATTAGCATAGAGCAACGGCGATCAAGCATAAACGCGGCCTTGCCCTCGACCATTTTCATTAGTTGAGAGGAGACAGACTCCAGTCGAAGATCGACCGAATTCGAGTGCGTAGGGAATGCGCGTAGTCCAGCACCGCGAAGTATCTGGAAAGGAGTTGATTCGTCAGTCTGTGCGCGGAAGTCACCAGCCGGGTCGCCATAAATATACACATCAGAACAAGCAGAGAAGCGTGAGGACAGTTCATTCCTCAGCACCTCAGCAAACCTAACTATGCCCATATCTACGGCCACGATCTCAGATTGGATCAACCAGCGGCCACGCACTTTCTGACCAATCGCCGCTGCTGGTGTCAGCCCAAAGTCTACGCCCACATACACAGGAAGGCCCGCAGCTATCGGGATTTCTTCCTTGGCGATATGTGCCTCGGGTGCAAACATTGGATACACTGGCTTGCCCTCCTGAACATGGCCCAGCCTGTTCATTACATACACGTCTATCCATGATTTCGTCTTACCTTGAATGAGGTTGGGATAGTAGGACTTCATCATGTTGCGCTGGTTCTCAGAGTCAGGATTAGGCTTGTATCCCTCTATCTCGCCTTCTTCATTGCGAGTTTCGACCATGCCAGCGGGCTGCGTAAAGAAACGCCAGTTGTCTGGCGTAACCAACATCTTAGCTTGCTCACGCGGAATATGATCTGGGATTGGAACCTCGCCAGCCATAATGGGCCACCAATGATCTTCCTCAGGCGCGTTGGTATCGGCAATAACGCCAGTCCAAGAAGGGCCGCCATCACGCATAGAAGGATAACGGCCAACACGCATCGTGCAGGCATCGATAATACTTTTAGGAATTTCTCGCGCTTCATTAATCCAGATGCCCGTTAGTTCCAGTGATAGAAGTTTCTTCACATCTTCAGGACGGTCTAAGGCTAAGAAGATAACCTCGAGATCAATGTCGCCCTTCTTGATGTGGTGGGTATATGGCACCGACCAAGTAAACTTTCCCCAGTCATTCTCAGGAAACCAGTCTAGCCACGTCTTAATCGTCGTGGTTCTTAGCTGCGGGTTAGTGTTACGAATGATTGCCCATCTGCTTTTGCGCTTGCCATCGGGCGCTTTCTTTTGCTGCAAGGCGCGGCGAAAGACTTCAACGCAGCAGCCCACCGACTTACCGCTACCAACCGGACCGCGAATGCCACGAAAGAACGTGTCGTCCTTCATAAAGGTGCGAAGAACATCACCGTCCGGTTTGTATTTAAATTCTATCATTTCATCTCACGAACACGGCCAACCTTGGCGCTAAGACGCTTAGAAAGAGCAACTGCCTTGGCAGGGCTTCCAGCTACAACATAATCTTTTTTTAGCTTTGCTAGCGCAAATGCTTGACCGTCTTCTAGCTTGCGCAGCTTACCGCCAACCAAACGAATTGTAGGATATACAATCTCTTGTCCATCAAGTTCCGCTGAAGCGGTGCGCATAGTCTCTTGGTCTTTGGTTGTCGGAGTGCTTTTGTTTAGAGCGCGGCGCAACCACCCGGGGACTTTGCCATCTGGCGTCTTAGGTAGCGGACCAGCCCCCGCCATAGGCTTCTGTCCCTTCGGCATTATCTCAATCCCTTATCAACGCCGAACTTAATCATCCGCTCGGCAATCTCTGGACCAAGGCTATCAATCAGCTTGTCACATTCATGGTCAGTAACGAAAGCTTTCCCATGCTTGGCCTCGACATGGGCAAAGTGAACCTTCCGCACAATGCCGCGCAGAAGGTCACGATCTTGTTGAGTAAGTATCAATACTTATACCCCTTGCGCATAGTCTTCTCAGCTTTGCGAATATACTGCTCGTTGTCATGATACTTGCGGCTAACAGTCCGTTGACCAGCTTTCTTTTCTTCAGCCCATTCTTTGGCGGCATCTTCGCCAAGAAGTAGGCTGATGGCTTTGCGCCGAAAGCGAATGCTTTTGGCAAACTCTTCGTTGTTTTCCTTCAGCTTCTTATTATAGCGAGGCAGAAGGCTTTGGCTTGGGGGTGAACCTTTAGGCATTACATATTTTCCATCAATTTCTTGACAGTCTTGTTGCGGCTGCCAGTAGCCAGATTTCCAACGGTGTTACCACCAAGCGATCCGCCGCCACGAGCCTTTGCATTTTTCAGCATTTGCCTTAAACGCTTTAGTTCAACTCTTGATCTGTTTTCGTCTTTTTTCTCTTGCGCAGTTGGCTTCCTTTTTCTCGCGCTGCTAACAGGATGATCTTCAGGATTCAAATCCCGCATTTCTTCAGCTACACTCAAGTATGCCTCATGCCCGAAGATTTTATCTTCAAGCCTTTTAATAAGAGAAGATGTCTTGGTAGTTTTCTTGGCCATGAGTAGTCTCCTTTAATCCCATGCTGTTGCGCCCTTGGGCTTTGGTTCTGGCTTCTTCCTAGGTTGCTTAGGCTTAGAAGAAGGGGTGATCGGTTTCTTCTGTTCAAACCAAACGAGAGGGCGGGACTCGGCGGTGCGGGTAGCGCCAGTATAGAAACGCCCAGCCAACTCATGCGTTGGCCCATTCCATACATCATCCGTGTGTTTAATCTTCCAAGCCATCAATCAGCCTTCTTTCTTTGCCTTATTCCGCTTGCTAATAGCCCTAGCCTTAGCACGAGCATCAGCTTTCGAACTAGCGCCCCATGCCTTTAAGCTAAGAAGAAGACGAGTCGGCCTACCCTTCTCGTCACGCTCAGGCCCCTTCATATTCCCCATGCGCGCCAAAAAACTAGCACGCCGAGGATTATCACCAGACTTAACAGGCGGCTTCAAAGTCCCGCCCTTGTAAGAAGCACGTCCCTTCGCATTCAATCCACCAGCAGGGTTCTTACCTTCCTTGCGCGTCCAAGCAGGGGTCTTAGCCATAACAATCTCCTTTGCCGCACCTTACAGCAGGAAAAAAAATTTCAACAACGCACAATAATAGCAGGGAGTGGTCGCGCATTCCTAGTGAAGGGTAGCGGACCTTTTCTGGAAAAAATACGAGGGAGAGAGAAGTGACGGCAGTGAGTCCCCGGGTTTTCCCCTCCCCCCTCACCCAAGGTCAATAGAAACTTTGATGTCCCCGGCCACCTGCACTTGGCTTCTGTCTATCGGCTTGAACCCTGCTCGGTCTAGCAAATCCTGTGCCGCTTGCAGCTTGACATACTCGCTTTTGCCGTTCTTCGCTAGCTGAGCCACTGTTGACACAGCGCTGGCAGCGTGCTGGCTGAATGCCTCCGCCACCTGTTGCATCAGATACTGCTGCACATGTGGTAGCTTCATCGTCTTCTGTGCAGTTACCCTTCCGCTGTTGCCCGGCGCGTATCCAGCTTCCTCTGCGGCTTTCGTCATGTTGCCGCCGTTTGCTACATAGGCCTCAACGAATGCACGCTGTCTCTTTGTTAACGGCCGTATTGCTACTGCGTTCATTGTTGTCTCCTAACTGCCGGCCTCTCGCTCTCTGCCCGCGGTGGGCGCTCGGCGGGGGGT